TTTTTTATCCACTGATTTAATTTTTTCTTTAACCCACAGTTCCACATTTTCAGGACTTTTAAATATTTCTTCAACATCTTCAGTTTTATCAACAGGTAATTCTACAATTTTACTTGCTCCTGTAATTTTATAAACTCCAGTGTTTTTTTTACAGTATTTAACCTTTTTATTGTCACCTACTAAAACCAAGTCATGAACAATATTATCACAGTCAATACCATTCCCTTTGACTATTATGTATGGCAAATCTTTGAATGGTGAATATGTACGGTAACCATCTATGTGTGGTTTAAATTCTTTTTCTTCTTTCAAATTACCCCAACCTTCTTTTGGTTGTTCCAAATCTGGTTGTAATCTGTAATTGGTTGTCAGTTCTTCACCTTTTTTTAAATCTTTGGATGCGACTAAGTATCTTTTATTTCCAACTTTTTCATTATGACAAGTGGGTTTACCACTATGATTATGCATTTTACCCAATTCAGTAAAATCATAATTGACACCCATTTTTTTTATTGTGTGAAGCAATCCGATACGTTCACCTTTTTTGATATTTGTTTTTGCAAATACCCCTTTTCCCGCACCTTTAATGTCACTATCGTCTATATAGTACTTTTTTTTTTCAACGACATTTTCGTTGATGGATTCTTTTTCTATATAACTTTCAAGTACTTTTACAAACTCTTGTTGAATTTTCTTAATCATATCTACATATGATGTTACCTTATTGTCTATGTCTGGGTTATACCTTCCTGATTCTATTTCTTTTTTGATTTGGTTTACTGCTGCAGTTTTTTGCTTTTCAGTAAGTTCTTGATTTTTTTTCATCGACTTCAACTTTCTTTGGATGTCCAAAACAAAATTGTTTGATCCACCATATTTTTGTATCATCTTTAATTCGTCATCTTTATACCTTCTAATGTTTGTGTAAAGATAACTTAAACCAGAAATGTTTGTAATACATTTATGTCCACCTGAATTTGCTTTCACGACATCCATACCATTAACACTGGCTTTTTCCAAATTCATTTTTTCTTCGAAAGTTAAAGTGGAATATAACTTATCTGAAAGTTTATTTATTTCACTTAATGTATCTTCTTTATTTCCTTCAATCTTCAATGATGGTGCATTTCCATATATCGCTAAAAAATCTTTGAGAGTAAAACCAACGGAACCCTCACCAGCCTTTGATTCAGAAACTCTTTTTAATGTACCAAAACTTATTTTTAATTTACTTAATTCCGGTTCAAACTTTTTAAGAACCTCATCTTTCATTTCACCAAGATTAACACCTTTAAGTGAACGTTCACCTTTATATGCATTACAAGAAGCTTGAACAATTCCTGTCGGCCAAGCAATTACCAAGAAGTCAGCATCAGGATTATTCTTAAACGGCGTATATCTATCATATGAACCTGGTTTTGTCATAGAACCCCCACCATACTGTACAATAACTTTACCCTGTACTTTAGGGAATTCTTTCATTTTTTCAATATAATTCTGTTTGTTTTGTTCTAGTTCTTCAGGTTCAGCATAACCTTCCACCTTCATTATATCTCTAATATTATTTAAAATACTTAACAAAGATGGGTTACTTTTCATAACCAATGTTTCTAAAAATTTTGGTTTGTTTTTAAATGCAAGTAACAATTTGTTTGTCACCAATCCCATCATCATTTTATTTCTTTGAAGTGATTGATCCTTATCCATTTTGAAAATATAATTCATTACCATGTCAAAAGTTATATCATGTGCAAGGAAATTGGCAGAATCGACAGTAGATATAAGAAGTAAGTCATCAGATGGAAAAATATCTTTTGGTGATATCGTTTGGGATATTGTTTCAACATTCGATCTAGATGCCTTGAAACTTGTTGCAGTTCCTGATTCAACACCAGCTTGTGTATCGTGGTGATCGGTATGAATGACAAACATTGGTTTGCCGTGTGCAAAGTCAACTAACACTGGCATCACATCACCTTCTGCGTCAAGTTTTTTAACTGAAAACTCTTTATCACCATATTGAATCACTTCAGCATCAACTACTTTGATGCCGTTTTGTTCAAGATAGTTTTTCATTGCAATTGCGGTAGTTACACCATCTAAGTCTTGATGGAAGTAAATTTTTGCTTTAGGGTATCTTTCTGCGATTTTTTTAATATCCCTGATACCTGATTCTTTAATTATTTGTCTGTATTGCGATTCTGTGATTATAATTTTCATAACTTATAAATAGTTACAAAAATAAAAAAACCCACTTTTAAAGTGGGAGTTCTTGTATTGTTTGTAATGTTTTGAAATATTCAACCCTTGTTTTTGCAATTTCACTATAATTTGGTGATAATTCAATACCTAACCATCGTCTACCTAACACTTCAGCCGCCACTAATGTTGTACCACTACCGGCAAATGGATCTAAAATCACATCGTTTTTGTAGGATAGTATTTTGATTGCTTTCGTTGGGATGTCCATCGAAAACGTTGCCTTGGTGAGTGATTTAGTATCTGCAAAGTAATTCCACTGACCAAAAACAAGCTCCATAAACTCCTTCTTATCTGTTTCTTCATACACAACTTTAGTTTTTATGGTTCCATCCTCCTGTTGAATTTCAGTTGGTGTCCCTTTCCACTGCGGTTCGCCTTTCACCTTTTTAATGTGGTGTTTTTTGTATGCCAAAATGACACATTCCTTTGGATTATAAATATATGGTGAACTAGGACTCATCCAAGATCCCCAAGCAGTTGTCTTACTTCGATGAGGTGATTGTTCCTCTAAATCCACGATACCAAAGAACCCAAACCCAATTTCTTTCATTATTTGCCACATTTCTGAAACAAAGAAAATTCTTCCCCCTTTCTTCTGTCTATTGATTTCGTATGGAATGTTCAAAGCAATTCTACCGTCATCTTTTAATAGATTATACGCTTCAGTTAACCAATTTTTGGCAAACACCAAATATTCATCAAATGGTACATCATCTTCATGAACGTCGTAATCAATTCCAACACCATAGGGTGGTGATGTAACAATCAAATCGACAGAACATTCAGGTAATGTTTTCATTACTTCAATACAATCACCATTTATAATTTTTCCTGTTTCAATCATTTTTTTCTAATGTTTCAATGTGGTGATTTAAATACCAAAGTGCCTTTTTTAAATCTTCCAATTCTTTATCTTTATTCTTTTTGCCTGCTCTTGAAATATATTTAACCGTGTTACCAAGTGAAAACCCTAAGTCCCAAGCATCAATTACTTTGATTGCTTCGTAAATGTTTGTTTCACCACCATAATGATTTGGGTGGTTTACTTGTTCATTTTCCATATAACCCTAAGTTGATTAAATATTTTCTTACTTCCCTACCTAGATCGGCATCATTAGGATATTTTTTTACCAAATTAATGATGTGTTTATCATCTACTGATTGGTTACTTCTAATTGATGGATTTTTATAACCATACTCCTTTTCTTGTCTTAACTCATTTAGTGTCATTTCCATTTAAATTAAATTCTATTTCTGTTGTTGATATATTATTTCTATTTTCTACCATAGTTTCTTTTTCCACTTCAAAATTATCATCATTTTGATATTCTTCCAATAACTCTTCGGTTTGAAGCACACCGTTGTATCTATTGATAATTTCATCAAAGTTTCCTTTGAAATTCATTTTGTGTTTTATATCATTAATTGCTTCAGCATTTTTGATTGATTCACATAATTGATATATGATTTTATATGGGTCGGCGTTTGATGCAGGTCGTCTGTCTTCCAAATATCCCTTCCATTCATTTGCTGTTGTTTGTGGAACCCTAATTGATGCACCCCTATCTGAAATACCCCAACTGAATTTGTTTATTGATTGTGTTTCAAATTTTCCAGTAAGTCTTAAATCATTCGAAGAACCATAATCTTCTATATGTTTCCAATGTCGTGTTTCTAAACTTGAAAATAATGATTTGAAATATTCTTCACCACCTTTTTCCCTCATTTTTTCTGTCGAAAAATTGGTGTGAAGTCCTGAACCATTCCATTCACCTTTTTGTAAAGGTTTTGGATGTAACTCAATTTTGTAATCGTATTTTTCTGCAATTTTATGTAAGAAATATCTAGTCATCCATAAGTCATCACCCGCCTTTAATTTTCCTTTTGAAAACACTTGATATTCCCATTGTCCAAGTGCAACTTCTGCATTTATTCCTGTGATGTCGATTCCATAATTCAAACACATATGTAGGTGTTCATTTACAAAACTTCTACCAGCAACATATTCACCAACACCACAGTAATATTTACCTTGCGGTTCCAAGTTATTTTCGTCATGCCCCAAAATACATTTGTTCTTTCTATCGAAAATAAAATATTCTTGTTCAAAACCAAACCAAATATTTTTTTCTTCACCAATTAATTTGGAACGTGTATTTGATTGATGTGGCGTACCATCTGCATTTAAAACTTCACAAAAAACATATACCGTCGACAAAGTATCAATCATATAATGTCGAACTGGTTTTAATAAACAGTCTGAACTATCTGTTTGCGCCTGATTGGTGGACGACCCGTCAAAATTCCACATAGGAAATTTACCTGTAATCATAGCGTCTTTAACATCGCCATGATTAACTATTTTAACTTTACTTCTAAGGTTTGGTTCTGGTGTGTACCCGTCAAGCCACACGTATTCAAGTTTAATCTTCATCTTTATTTTCATTAATGTATTTTAGTATTTCTTCTTCTGATTTACCTTCAATGTACAATCGATAAACATCATAGGAAAAGTCATCGTTAATGTAAAAAGCATCTACATTAAGGTAACTTAAAATATCATGAACATTATTGATTATACTTTTTTTATTCAAAAATCTTTTATTAAAACCCATATGGGAAAAATAAGAAATTAAAGTCCATTAGTCAAACTTTTATTTTCAATAATTTTAGATTGAATCATATAATTCATAATTTTTCTTTTGACTATCGGTAAAAGTGTTTCTTTAAGTGGGAATGCGTTATTATGACTTACTTTGAATAGTATCAAATTTTTATGTACTAATTCTTCTTGTAAGTTTTTAATCAAAGGACGCTTAACTTGTTTTATTACATTTTCAAAATTCTTTTTTTCACATTCTGATATTTTTTTAATATGACACTTTGTTTCAGATACACCTCGTTTGATTGGTTTTAATATAAATTCATACAAAAGTGTTTTGTCGTTATACTCTAAATAAAACAAACCTTGTTTTGGTTCAATTTTTTTTCTGTTTTGAATTGGATTAATCGAAACTGTGTCATTAACTATTTCCCAAATCGCCTTTGCATGATTAAAGTAGTCCGTTAACTTTGGTGATGTATACTGACAAATCTTATATATTTCTAATATTTCGTCCGCATTAAACTCTGGTAAAATTTTAGGAGCCAAATCAGACAATAGTATTTCATCATCAGGATCTTTCAAAACCCTATTGAGTGATAATATTTGTCCTTTTTCAACTAAAAGATTAATATTTGCTAAATGTAAAGAAATTTCTTGAAACTGTGGATAAAGTTTGAAGCTATTAAGATTTTTATCAAGTTTTTGTAAATAATCTAAAAGGACATACTGTTTATGTTCTAAATCTATAGGTTCTTGTAAAATCCAATTTGTTTCCATTTTAAATGATGATAAAAATTAAGAAATATAAATAACACAGTAAAGTAATTAATTTTGTCTCATCACATGATAAGTGGTTCCATTAATTTCATATTCTTCATCAGAACCATCATAACCATTTAATAGTGCACCATATCCGTCATGTCTTACAACGTCTTCTGTTACTCCTTTTAAATCTATATAATCTAAAATGAAGTCTTTTTCGAAACCAAAGTTTTTGATATCTTCAAAAAAATTATCCAACCTATCTTCAGCCAAATTAGTTAACGCATCATCAATATCGTCTTCATCATAACCTCCTTCAGGATTATCATCAATATCTTGAATTAATTCTTTTGTATTATTTATATTGTCTTCTAAGGATTCTTTTTCTTCTTCAGTTGTTGCCTGTTGTAATTTATTATACAAATTATTCAATTTTTTTTGAAAAACTTCTTTGAATTTAATCTGTTCTGATGATAATTGTTTTTTAACACCATATTCTTCAGGATTATCATAAACTACATCTTCATAATATTCACGATAAAATTGTCTTACAGCATCTTTATCTAAATTCTGTTCATAAATCCAATCCCTGAACGCATCTAAACCAACATCATCAATTAGATTCGTAACATAATCATAAGCAGCATCGTCTAACTCATCGTCTCTATAAACTTCCCATTCACTTTGAAAGATGTTTTCACCCAACCATTCATACATTTTAGTCCTTCCATAATTTAGA